CACTGAAGCACAACAACCTGTTATCATGGGTTCATTGCCGGGCATTCCAGAGGACAGTGCTAATCCAAATGAAGGGTTTAATGATCCACGGGGCGACGGCTCGTCACAGAATGATTACAAAGGCACACCGAAGTATGGACCATACCCCGGCGAGATAGAACACAGTGGTCATGAAACTGGTGAACCAGATACCAATCGTCTAGCTAGAGGCGCAGCTTCCGAAGAACACAAATCTCTTATTGATCGTAGAGATGAGAGACTAAATGGTGATCCTGATGACGATGATGGTGATGCAACAGGTGTACACTTTGCTACCAAACCAAATCTTGCAAGTGTCTCTGATCAAGCTGCACAGGATGAACGAGAATTTTGGGAAGAACCTGATCCAAAAGGAATTGATCCCGACGCAGACCCGTATATCTCTGGCGTCTACCCTTACAATCATGTATTTGAATCTGAGTCTGGTCATATCACCGAAGTAGATGACAGCCCCGGCGCAGAACGATTGTTTCGTCAACACATGTCTGGAACATTTGAAGAGATTCACGCTAACGGTGACATGGTTACCAAGATTATGGGTAATAATTTTGAGATTGTGATTGGTCATGAGAATATTGTTATCAAAGGAAACCAAAACATCACAGTAGAAGGTGATGTAAGTCATCTTATCAAGGGTGATTATATATTAGAGGTAGAGGGAGACTTCTATCAAAAGATACATAAGAATCAACGTACCAAGATTGGCGCTGCAACGGATGATCATCCAAAAGGTCCGGGTGGTAATCGTGAAGAAGAGATTATCGGAAGTCATGCGTTCAATATCAACAAAGATGTGAATGGACGTATCGGTGGTGATGTTGTAATTAACTCTGAGGGGTCTAAGTGGGACATTATTGGTGGACAATATACTATGGCTGTTTCGGGTAAAAAAACTCCGCCGTCAGGTTCAAATCCAGCTGGTGCGGGTATTTACATATCTTCTAGTTCTGATTATATGTTAAGTGTAGCTGATAATTTGTCGATCTCAACTATATCAGGGATTGTGTCTGTGAAGTCTGGTAGTACATTGAACATGAAGTCAGCAACTGCAATGACTATCAATCCAGAAACAACACTGAGTCAAATCGTTGGTACTGCATGGACAAGTACCACAGGAACAACATGGTCGCATACCTCTACAGGTATTGCAACAATTGTTGGTTCAGAAATCCAGATGAACCCGTAGGAGATAACGATGCCGGGTATATGTAGAGATGCAGATGATGCAGCAGGAGGAGCTTTGATTAAATCCCAATCAACCGTGTTTGCAAATGGTAAGAATGTCATTGTGCATGGTGATTCTGTCACAGGACATGGCGACTCGCCCCATGATGCACCAACTATGATTGCTGGTTCTGATAGTGTTTTTATTGGTGGTATTGCGGTATGTAATGCTGGTGACCTTGCAACGTGTGGTCATGCTGCAAGTGGTTCCAGCACAGTTTCGGTAGGAGATTAGAATGGTTGATTTTGCAAACGGTAATTTATGTGGCGCTAGTCCAGAACTCAATAGTGTTCTATCAAAGTTAGATGAAGCAAAGGCTGAGATAACATCAAAAATTGACGAAGCGGCATCTACTGCATCAGCTGCGTTTAAAAAGGCAGAGGATGAACTTGCTGGACTGAAAGATAAACTTCAGACCATTGAGCTACCAACTCTACCCAAACTAAACTTACAGGCAGAGATAAAAGGTCTTACTGATCAGATTCCCGGCACCCCGTCCTTTTTTTCTGCTCTTGCAAAAATTAAAACAGAATTTGGAGATGACTTAGAGGCTGCTGGTTTAGAGTTGAATACTCTTATTTCAAAAGCAACTGATGCAATCTCAGGTGGGGGTAACCTTTGTGAAGCTGTTCCTAATCTTGAAAAAGAGTCAGGAAGTAAAGAACCATCAAAACAAGAACCCATTGCAGTAAAACAAGCAGCTGCTCCAGCCGTAGCTGAACCCGCATCTAAAGCAAAACAGAATTTGAATGTTGAGGTGAAGATGGCTAACCTTTCTAATAAAATGTCATCTTTTTTTACGGGGTCAGCACCACCTAAAGCAGATACGCCTGCATTTAAATTTCCATCACCTGATATAATTAAAAATATATCTCAGGGAGGAGCTCCTATTCCGGCGGTCGTTGCTCCAACTACAGCTGCTAAGAGAACAAACTATGTGCCGAAAGATAAAGGTGGAATTGCTTATAAGAAAGCTACGAAATTCCAAAAATTTAGGATCGGTGAAACTGCTAGACCAAATGGAAAGTTTTATGAAAAGGCTAACGATGATGGTGAGGGATACTATTCTATTACACTTAAACACAAACCTGTGAAGATAAAACGCATTTTAATTTATCCTGCCGAGAATTTTACGAGAAAATTGATAAGTGAAAACTTGCGTAAAGAGTTAGGACTTGAGGAACCAAGTACTATAGAAAATAAACAATTTTTCTATACAAATACATTTGGTAGGCACGGCGCAACTCTTTATATTCGCAGGGGTAATAGGACGCTATCACCAAAAACAAACATTGCTATTTTTGATAATATACTTAGATTTTATTCACCAATAAAATTGGTCGATCACCCCGGCAATATAGATTCCGGCGGCACCCACATCCTTCCTGATCCTGATAAATTTGCTAGATCGGGTTATGAACCGTTGGTAAATGGAGATTACGAGACGCCGGGAAAAGCGGGCCTCGACAGTAAATATAATAGGATTTTTGGGGGGCTGGCGGTCGCCGTGCATTATGAATACTTCGAAAACTATGATCCTGATTATGAGCCCCAAACTCAGAAAACTACAGTTGCTGATCCAGTACCAGTAATTACTACCACACCAACTACTGGAACCACAACCACCACCACTACTACAGGCGGCGGCAGCACTACAACAACAGCGGCGGGGACTACAACTACAACTAAACCATCAACTACCACAACTACAACAACGAAAAGACAACCTAAACAGACAGAGGTAGAGGAAGATGCAAAAAAGGTTAAATCAGCCGCAGATCGAAAACCAACCACTACTAAGGAAGACCTACAAAAAATTGCTGATGCTGATGGGTTTGGACAGACTGTACTAGGAAATCCACGGATAGATCAAAGCGGTAAGTTTAAGGTTGAAGTAAGTGGTTCTGCCGGGTCGTTCCGTGGGGTGGGGAGAACCCCAGAATCGGCGTTTAGGAGTGCATCAAATAAGGCTCGGGGTTTAAGACCCAATGGTCAACCTAGAAAATAAAGACATAAATACAAACACATATAAAGGAGTTATATTATGGGAAAGAAAAAATCAAGGGCGACAGAGACATCTAAAGGTGAACGGCGTAGCGTTAGCAAGTCTGTAACCAAGGCAGTTCGTAGAGATTATATGAATAATGATATTGAGAGAATAAGAAATCAGCTTGATGCATTTAACAACGGTAAGAATGTCATGGTGACTATTCCTAACCCAAATACAAATGAAACTAACAAACGATTCATTCGTGTCAATGCAAAAGATGTCTGGAAGTCTAATAATAAGTATATGATGAAACAAAACACCGCAGAGAGTGTATAAATATAATAAAAAGGAATACTTATGGCTGCAAAGGACGCATACACTGACGGCACATATCAAGGTGAAGATCGTGCAGCTCAATTGTATTCTGATATTGATTTATTCTTTGGTCCTAAAATTGGATCAAAGGATGTTTCGAAAGTCACTAACTTTACAGCAGTCAAGAGGTCTGTAAGAAATCTTGTACTGACAAATTTCTATGAAAAACCCTTTCACCCAGAGATTGGTTCTGGTGTGAGAGATATTTTGTTTGAACCTATGACTCCGATTACGGCGTATGTTTTGACCATGAAGATAGAAGAGGTGATTGAAAACTTTGAACCCAGAGCCAGACTTGTTGGCGTTAGAGCAACACCCAATCTTGATAACAATGCATATAATGTAACCATTGAGTTTTATGTTGTCAATGCACCCACAGAACTTGTGAATATGGAAGTTCTATTAGAGAGATTACGATAATGGCAGCAACAAGAAAAAGACTCAGTGTAACAGAATTTGACTTTGATGAGGTTAAAGATAATCTAAAAATCTTTATGCGAAATCAGACAGAGTTCAAGGACTATGACTTTGAGGGTTCTGGTCTTAGTGCGCTCCTAGATGTTCTCGCATACAATACTCACTATCTTGGTTTCAATGCGAACATGCTTGCAAACGAGATGTTCCTTGATTCCTCTCAGTTGAGGTCAAGTGTGGTTTCACATGCAAAGACTTTGGGATACACCACTCGTTCTGCTGCATCTGCAAAAGCAACTGTTGATGTTTTTTTGAATACATCTAATGCTAGTGCAACCATGCCAGCGGGTACAGTCTTCACATCTAGTGTTGGTGATACATCTTATCAGTTCGTGACTATATCGGATGTTACTGCGTTTCTTAGTGGTACTACTATTGAATTTGGTGACGTAGTTATATATGAGGGTAGTTTTGTTTCAACTAGATACACTGCTGACACTCAGAATGTTGAACAGAGATTTCTTATTAATGATGATAGAGCAGACACAACAACTCTCACAGTTACGGTACAAAACTCTTCAGTAGATACTATAACATCTTCATATACTCTAGCAACAGATATTGCTGGACTAACTTCTACGTCTAATGTTTATTTCCTGCAAGAAGTTGAGGATGGTAAATATGAAATATATTTCGGTGATGGTATTCTAGGTAGTGCGATAGAGGATGGTAATATTGTCATAATGGATTATGTTGTTACCAATAGGGGTGCTGCAAATACTGCAGCTGTCTTTGTTAGTTCTACTGCAATCGATACTGTCAGCAGTGTCAATGTTAGAACAGTGTCCAATGCTGCTGGTGGTTCAGCATCAGAATCTATAGAGTCTATAAAATATAACGCACCCCTAGACTATGCGTCACAGGGACGATGTGTTACGACAGAAGATTACAAAACTTATGTTAAACAGCTCTTTGCAAATACTCAAGCGGTTTCTGTTTGGGGTGGTGAGGATGGTTCATTTAATG